GGAAGGCGGACTGTTTGATGAAGCTGTAGAGCTTTACAGACAGGTTGAGCCTAAGATTCAAATTAAGTTAAAAGACCAAAAGATTGTATTCCCATCAAGGGCTTCCGTATCATTCACACACTATGAGAATGACGCAGCAGGAAATACATTCCAAGGGTTGCAACTGTCAAGTGTCTTCTATGATGAAGCCACGCATGCTGCTGAGAAACACATTTGGTGGCTTGTGTCTCGTTTACGCTCCAAAGCTGCGATGAACCCATGCATCTGGTTGACATGTAACCCAGATCCAGACTCATACCTAAGGGAATGGGTGGATCCATGGTTATTCCCAGAAGGTCATGAGAAGGCAGGACTTCCAAACCCTGAAAAGAATGGAAGCGCCAAGTATATCATACGACAAGATGGTGATCTACGTTGGGCGGACACAAAAGAAGAGCTAATCGACCTTTATGGAAAAAACTGGCTTCCAATCGATCACAAAGAACAGATTCAGCCAAAGAAGATCGAAGTGCACCTAGGGACCATCTATGATAACCCAACTCTTATGGAAACAAATCCAGGCTACCTATCAAGCCTAGAGGCTCTTCCAGAGGTTGAGAAGCAGAGGTTGCTACTAGGTAACTGGAACGTCCGTGAACAAGCTAGCTCCTATTTTAGCAGGAACTGGTGTGAGGAAGTTTCATACATCAATCCAAATGAAATACAGTCCACTGTTAGGACATTTGACTTCGCTATGACATTGAAGTCAGATCTTAACACTTCCCCTGACTACACAGTTTCAACCTTGATGCACAAGCTGAAGGATGGTACTTATGCTGTAGCTAGTGTAACAAGACATAGAATGCTTTCTGGGGATTGGATTAATTTCATTATAGAAATTAGTAAGGATGACCCAAAAGGGACTTCATACTACCTCCCATTAGATCCTGGTCCTATGGCTAAACGTGCACACATAATCCTGAAGAGGGATCTTGCGGAGCTTGGATTAGCCTGTCAGACAATTAACACAAACAGTTCAAAGCTAGACAGGTTTAGGCCTTTCTCTGCATTTGCTCAAACCGGTGGTGTTAAGTTTGTAAAGGGCTGTGGGGTTGATTTGGAAAACAAAATCAACAACGAAAACAAGTTTATCTATAATGAGCTTGAAGCCTTTACTGGCGAAAGAAAGAAAGGAGAGAATGGGCACGACGATTAACAAATAGGTCGTCTTTAAATCTATTGAAAACGGTGAAAACCCTCGTAAGAATTTACCTGGACAATACCGTGCGAAGCCTGGCAACAGGAACGTGTAACGACTATCCCTTCGGGGAGTACACCCAAGTGGGTGGAAGCGGTAGACACACAAAAGTGTGATGATATAGTCTAATCTGCATAGTAATATGCAGCAGCCTTAACATGGAGAATTTCTATGGCACATTTAAAAACAAGCATTCAGTATAAAGAATTTTACGAGTCTAACCTTTGGGGAACTATGCAGGTTGTCGATAGAAAACCTGGAAAGTTGAAGGTTAGGTTTACAGAGACAGGGTATGAGACTTGGGCTTACACCTACAACGTGTTGAACGGAAAAGTTGAAGATAAAGTTGCTAGAGAGTCTTCAAAAACTAGGTGGAAACCCTACCATAAAGAGTTTTTGTCAAACTCTGGACATAGGTTCACGGCTTATGAGAAGTTAGGGAATAAGCTTAGGATTATCTTCCCTGTCACAGGATATTCAACAGTTGTGTACCAGAACAATGCAATTTCGGGTAAGGTTTCAGACCCTTACGAAATTTCTGTCCTTGGCGTAGGCTTTATTGGGGAATTTGACAAGTCAGTCCCTTATTGGAAACAGGCTAAGCAACTTTGGAATAATATGATGAAACGGTGTTATAACCCAAATGACACACGTGGATATTTTGGTGAATGCTTTGTTAGTGAAAGTTGGAAATGTTTTTCAAACTTCTTGAATGATATAAAACGATTGGAAGGATTCCAAGAGTGGTTGTCAGGAAAAATCCCGTATGATCTTGACAAAGATTCAAAGGTACTTGGGAACAAAGTTTATTCTTTTCCAGCTTGTAGATTTCTCCCTAGGACTGAGAATAGATCACTAGGGGCAATCAATGCAAGAAAGGCTGGGCCTGTACTAACGACACAGGCTTAATACAATGATTGTTGACACAATATCCGATGGATTCTATGTGCTTGCCCGTAATAAGAGCATCCCAAGTTTCCACAGTTCGGCTACGAGTTTGATGCAACAAGTTAAATAACTGGAGGGCAAATGGCCTTAGAAGAAAAACTTGAAGAAGGGCCTTTTCCTGCCCTACGCATGGCTAAGGGTCAAAGGTCTTTCAATGGACTCCAAGTTATTGGTGGAAAGATCCTTGAAGAATGTAATCGAGACTTAAGGTGGCCCCAGTGTATGGTGACATACAAGGCCATGTTTAAGGACGCTACAATTGCTCCTGCCTTAGCCTTGATGGAAATGAATATCTCAAAGGTGAAGTGGACGGTAAAGATTCCAGAAGGATATGATGAGCAGCTTTCTGAAAAAGCTGATTTCCTTCGTTCTGTGATGAACGATATGGATCACTCCTTTGAAGACTTTATTAACTCGGTGTCAACATTCAATCGTTTTGGATTTGGTCTGAACGAGAAAGTATACCGTAGGCGTCTTAAATCGAAGGGTAGTAAGTATGATGACAATCTGTATGGAATTGCAAGCCTTCCTATAATCTCTCAAGACACTATAGCTTCTTGGGAATGGGATGCAGATGGCAGAAAGCTTACAGGGATTAAGCAATGGGTTAATAAGCCTCACGGGCAAGATGGAATTGTATCCTCCATCGAAGCCAGCCCAGTGGCTATTCCAAGACATAAATTCCTTATGTTCAGGGCAGATCCACTGAAGAATAACCCAGAAGGTCTAAGCCCACTTAACGGTGTGTATATGGCCTGGAGGTTTAAGACTGAGCTAGAGCGGTTTGAGTCTATGGGTGTGTCCCAGGACCTACGTGGCCTGAAGGTTCTTAAGATTCCTGCACGGTATATGTCTGAAGAGGCCAGTGAAGACGAAAAGGCCACTTATGAAATGTTTACCAAGGCGATGGCCTTGCTTCACAAAGGTGAGCAGTCTGCAATAATTATCCCTTCAGATGTTTCTGAAGAGAAGGTGCCGCTATTCGACTTTAAGCTTGAATCTGTTATGGGACAATCAACCCATAACATTCATGAAATCATAGGACGTTACAGAAAAGAAATAATTACTGGACTTCTGTGTCAGCAACTTATTCTAGGACAAGATGGGAGTGGTTCTTTCGCCCTATCAGAGTCTCTAGAGGGAGCAACAGATACAGTAATTGATGCCCGTCTTAGGGAAATTCGTAATCAACTAAACCATGATCTTGTACCACAACTTTTCGCTTTGAATGGTTGGGACACAGATATTCTTCCGTACTTCGATTTTGAAGAAGTCAAGAAGAGCAGCATGGATGATTTCTCCAAGTCTATCCAACGTATTGCATCTGTTGGTGGGCTAGTTCTTAATGCTGAAACTATTAATACTATTCACGAGAAGCTTGGACTTCCAGTTCCATTTGACCAAACAGATATTGATATCGAGGAAGTTAGGGAAATGACAACTCCTGATATTAGTAATGCTGGAGAAGGAATGCAAACTGGGTCTGGGAACGGAACATCTAGTTCCGCTGCCGGTAGAGATAATTCAGCTTCAAATTTGGAGAATTAAATGAGTGATAGTCTGTTATCCAAAATTTGTTCAAGACTTGGCATTGTAAAAGCCAAGGAGGACAAAGAAGAGGAGATGATTAGCTACGAAGTTGTCTACGAACCAAACACTAAAGACGCCCACAATCAATGGATGAGTGAAGACACTATCCGTAAGGGTTGTGAAAACTTTAATGCTAATCTTGCTAAGGGAGTGGTTAAACCAAACCTATTCCACATGAAAGACACCGATCAGTTTGAAATCGTAAAAACCTGGATTAACGAAGAGCTTGATGTAAAGGTACAAGGTACTGAAGAGGCCATTTCAAAGGGATCCTGGGTGGCAATGATCAAGTACAACGACAGTAACCTGTGGGAGCTTAGAAAGGCGAACATTGTACAGGGAGTTTCTATTGGATGCCTTGGCACTGTCAATGATGAAACCGGGGAGATTACCAATCTCTCTTTTGACGGAGAGTAATATGCTGGTAATCAAGAATAGGGATGAGGAGAAAGAGAAGAGTTCTCCTCATCTCGCACTTACGCATGAAGCTCAGGGAGGACCTGCAAATGGCCGCCGTGCTGCGCTTCTGCTTAAGAATGTTGAAGATATGACTACAGATGACAAGTTATTTCTGGAGACATTCTTGAAGTCCCAAGACCCTAAGGATGAGATTGAGAAATCGTCTTATCAGTCTTTA